TCGAATTCTAGTTGACTGTTATCAACTATTGGCGCTTGTACTGGTACTTGCGTAATATACGGTAAATTTACAGCTCCTTCCGGAGGTTTAGGTGCAACTATTTGTACCGGCGCAGGTGCTGGAGCCGGCGCAGGCGGTTGCGGAATACCATTATTGAATACTTCCTCAGACGTATTCATAATTTTTGTTAACTCATCTTTAATAGTCTCACTTCTACGATTTAAAGTGCTGGATGACCCAGTAATGGATGCATCCAGTTGCTTTAATTCGCCGTAGGTACTACCTAACAACCCTATCAACAATTCTTTATGACCTGGTTCCATTATTTATCGAGTTCAAGCTCTTTAAGCAAATCGTTAAGCTCTACGTCGCTCGATTCTGTAGATGCTGTTTGCTTAGCCGAAATAGTTGGCTTAGCGTAAGTTACTGGCGTTGCTTCTGGCTCTACAACTTCATCCTTAACTACTGAACAATAAAAATGCTCATTAAGCATAGTCTTGAGCTCATCATACGATTTAAGAGTAAAGACTTTATCAAGTTCATATGCACTGTCGTATATTTTCTTAACTTTATTATCATCCATATCAACAATAGCTGTAGGCATAGAAAACTTAGATGAAACATAGCTAGGAAAATCACCTTGCTTTTCAACTTTAATTCTCAAATTAACTCCATTAGGACTAAGATCAAAAATACGTGCACCGAGATCTTCTGCATCATCACCCTCGATAGCATCGAGAATAATCTTTTGCAATTGCTTACCATAACGAAGAAGCTTTACTTGACCATTATTATCTGGATTGACTGGGTCATTAATTACTAAAACATTTACGAGCCACTTTTCACTGCGGCCGATTGACTTGACCTTTTCTTTTTCAGTCTCAGTACCCGAGCGAAGAATTCGAAAACGTTCTTCAGAAATAGGATCACGCTCACCAAAAGTTTGAGGACTAAGAGCAGCAACATACTGGCCGGTAGCAAAACTAACCCAACCATGAGTAAAAAAGTGGAAAAAGGTCTTTTTCGGGTCTTTCGAAAATGGTAGCAGTCTTACTGTATAAGTATTCCCTACCTCCGTTTTAAGAATGTTACCTGCACCGGTGTTACCGCCGGTCTGCGCTAAAGCACTTTTAATGCTCTGGAATATTGAGTTGTTAATCGTATTGGTCATAAATTATTTTATATTATAGTGTGGGGGTTAATAATGTCAACTTATTATACATTAAAATGCATAATTTTTTAGCTTTCGTGCTACTGTAATACTTCGTGCGATAAAAATTGAGATTATCAAAAGTATTACCAAATACGTAGCTCTTAATTTGTTTATCATATAATTGTAAAGTTTTATCAAACCCTGGTAATGTAAATAAACAATAAATGTTTATATTCCTATCTTTTAAATGTATTAAAAAATCATGCCACTGGCTGTTTAATTGAATGCTAGTAATATAATCTTTTATATTGATATTATTTTTAATACAAAAGTTTTTTATAAAAATATAGCTATCTTTAATTTTAAGTAAAGATTGATTATGGTCAGGATTGTCTGGTAAAAAATTATTTTGGTATATTGTATAGGACTTAATAGCTTTTTGAGTAGTATAAAATTTTAACTCCACATATTTGTCATCGTATACAAAAAAAGGTGCTTCAAAAAAGTCTTTTATATTAATATTAGGAAATTTATTAAAAAAAGATTCTAACTTAACTAAAAACGGATACTCTTCTCTTTCTTCAAAATCCTCAAAATCTTTTCTATATTTAAACGGCTTACTATTTAATTTCCGAGTAGTCTCTATATAACAATTATATATATATTTTTCTTTTTCTGTCACACTTAAATTATATGTTAGTTCCTAAAAAATCTTACCGTTATTTTTATTAATAATCTTAGTAATGTATTTGCTTTTCGTTATAGTTGGTTCAAAAATAATAAACTTGCGAAGCGCTTCAAAATCGCTACTTTCCGATATGCTTATCTTATATAACGTTCTTAATTTTTCTTCTTGTAATAGTTTGGTAAAAATAGTTGCAAAATTAATTTTTTTACCATAATATAAAAAGCAAAAGGTGCAAAAACTATAAAACGAATGAGCTAATTCTTCATCTTCGATGCATACATGAGGTGATTTTATTATGCTTGGTTCGCTAATCATATGCTAATTAAGAATATTTAATTAGCTATTTGAATTATCAACTATTGCTGAACATGTTAAGAGATTTAGTTATATTGCCTTGATCACCCTGATTCATTAATGATTCGTCCTCAGTAACGGTTAACGTTGAATAGTCTAATTTCATTATAGTTGTGCCATGGTTAGGTCCAAACCGGTTTTTCATCATGCCTAACTTAACACATCCTAGTTCTTTATCTTCTTCGTCCTGAAATATGCTTATAATTACATCTGCCGTAGCAGCCAATCCAATACTTTCACCGATTGTTTCGATACCAGGGTTTTTAACATCATACCCTTGACGATTCAATTGAGTTGCAGTTATAATAGGGCAATTAAAAATATATGTTAATGCTCTTATTTGTTCTGTAGCATATTTTACACGCTCGTAACTATTAATACCTATAGGACTCTTTAACAAATTAATATAATCTAAAATTATAGCATCTATCTTTATACCTTTACTTGTAATAGTTTTAATAAACCCTTGTATTTGATGAGATGTTACCGTACTAGGCGGAAATTCCTTAATAATTATCTTACATTCTGGATTTGATTTACTAATCTCATCAATTTGTTGTTTAAGGGTTAGCACTTCTGATTTTAAAGATTTAAGAGGTATTTTTGTAATGTTAGATGATAATCTCTTAGCATATATCATTTCACTCATCTCTAATGATATAACTAATACTGTTTTACCTTGGCTAGCAATATTAGAAGCAATATTGCCTAGGAAAATGCTTTTACCTACATTAGTCTCGCCTGCAAAAACATATAATGCTCTACCATTTTGTAGAAACCCACCATCAAGTTTATCATCTAACCATTTCCATCTAGAAGATATTACCGGATGCTCTGTGTTTAAATCATCAACAACTGCATCGAAGTTCATAAACAAGTCTAACCCTATATCTCTTTTTAAATCAATATTGCAACTTTTTTCAAATTTATCTAAAATAAACCCTGTATCAATCTTACCAGAACTGATATCTTCAGCAACGTCTAACATCGTATTGTATATCGCCCTTTCTTTTATATATCTTTCTGTGCTGTGAAGTAACTCGTCTTCATTTAAGTTTTTATCTATATTAGAGAACCCTCTTACAACATTTTTAAATGCGTCTTTCGTTTCGTCTGAGTTAATATATGTTTTTAACTCTGTGATAGTAGGTACAGTATTGTTTTTAGTATAAAAAGCCTTTATAATCTCAAATATCTTCTTAATATTTTTATCTTTAAAGAAATTACCATTAATATGTTCAATAATATTTGATAAGTATTTTTCATCTGTTAAGGATTTATATACGATGATATTCTCATACTCATCTAAATTGAGTTTTAGCTCTGATTTTTCCATTTATCTACGTATTATAGTTTATTTCCATTAAACTGTCAATGTTTTATTTGAAAAAAGATTGTATTTATTTAAAAAATATTTTTGTCCTTGCTTCCAATCATCAGTCATTTCTTTTAAACCTGGCGATTCATGAATAATAGGAACGTCTCCAACTCCAACATCTATTTTTTTAATAGAACAGTCGAGAGAAAATATTAAATCATAAAAATGGAAACCAGATGGGCAATTTTCGTCAAACCTCATATTGTCTGGTAATTTCTTAATATTAATACATATAAATACGCCATCTATCATTACGACTTTACTTGGAAGAGGCCCAAACGATGTATAAGCATATGCTGTTTTAGTGCCGTGCGCAACACATCCTCGTAAATTGCTTCTATCTGACATTAAATGCCATAGTACTGGTTCTTTAACTGTTATTGCTTTAGTACCTGCAAGTCCAAATACAGTAAATTGCTCACCATACTTAGAAACCCGTTCTAATAAATCACTGCAATTAATATGCACATCATCATGTACTAGTACAAGATAATCTACAGAATCTTTTATGGCTTTATCTATCTGTTCATTATATAGTTTCGGTAAAAACGTTTTGTTTGAACACTTCCACTTTAAAATATTATGATATTTGTTTAATATACTCGAGTATAAATTAGTTTCTTTAATATCATCTTTTTGAGTTGCGGTAAATATTCTAATATTACTCATGATTTGAGTTGGTGAGAGATTTAACTGATGCTTCAAAATAGTAATCGATAGTTCCAAATTCATTACCATGCAACGTAAATGAATCTTTAAATAACTTTTTATAAAAATTTACACCACTACTTTTTTCTTCTGAATTTACAAAAAACTTTTTATCTGTGTCTTTAAATTGATTTAGAACTTCCATAGTTAATTTTTTAGCAATGCCTTTATTTCTATATTTTACTCCAGTAATTATGTAGTATGTTTTAATTGTATCAGGAGCTTTAGTATCAACTGTAAATGCATGCATACCTGCTATATTATCATCTACCATATATAAATGTATTGGAAATTTATCCCACCAATTTCTACTTTCCCATAAATATCCAAAGGTATTAAGTATAAATGAGTCTGTATTATCGTATACAAACTTCATTAATTTTAGTTTATCATTAACAGATGTTGGGATGTGTTGTTGGATACTCATAATTCTAAAAATGGTGATTGAGATTTAAATTCTTTAACTGATTTTATACCTTTACTATTGAATCTATATAATTGGCCTTCTTTAATATCTGTCTGTTTGTCGCCTTTAATAGATGAAAAACTATTTTTATCGTAAAATAGAGTACTGCCTTGTCTAGCAATATATGTATTTAGCGTATCAATATTAACGATCCATACACCATACGTCCCTTGCAATATTTTTAACGTTTCAGTTATTATTATAGCTTCTTTTTCTGGGGTATTAGCTTTACCATACTTGTCTTCAAAATATTTGAGCAATGCTGGTATAATACTACTGTCTACTAAGTTATCATGCGTTGGTATATATGTATTTTTTAATTCTTTAAAATTAGTTAATACCCCATTATGAGCTACTACCCAATTCATAATAACAAATGGATGCGATTGATGTTCTCTCCATACTCTTGCAGAAGAAGTAGGTGCTTGATTATGGCCTAAATATAAAAACCCACCAGGTAATTTAATATTATCCCAGTTAAACACGCCTTCAGTCTTCTGGTAATCATAATTATCTCCATCATGATAAAATATGCCAGATGCAAAGTTGCCTCTCTGTCTATTGACACTATCTAGTATTTCAAACTTAGAGGTATTATAGCTTCCGTAGATTCCACACATAATATATCTATTATACAGTATAATAACTATAATTCAAATAAATATTGTTGTATGAACAAACTTTATAGCTGTAGCTGGGTGCAAAACACTAACTTAATTAATGAATCTTATCAAGAAAAGGTAAATCTCGTTAATGAAAGCATATCCACTATACTTGGAAGCGTTATGAAGAAAATGAAAGCAGCTAACGTTGGTATACCTTATAGAGATGCGCGTTTATATTTCTACCAGTTTTTAAAAGATAAGCATGAGAATGTTATACCTGGTGAATTTAAAGATAAATTTTCAAGATCAAAGCCACAAGGTAAAGATATTAATGATTTGATGGGTAAGTTAATAATGGATGAAAAAACTCCTAAAGGGTTTTTCGATAAGTTAACTCAAGAATTTGATGACTATTCTTCTGAAAAGCATAAAATTGGTGATAAAGAAATTGATAGTGTTACAGCGTTTTTAAACACCACAGCTGGTTCAAGAGAATATAGAGGTGTAAAGATAGGTGGTGAAAAGAAACAAAAATACGGTGATGTAGATACTATACAAGCAGCGGTTCAAAGTGGTGTAGCAGCAGAAAAACGATTAAAGAAAGGCGCTACCGGGTTTGAAACACTACAGTTAAATCTTTCACCTGAAACAGAATTTACGTTTGATCAAGAAACGCCTATGGGGTTTGATTTATATACTACTGTTAAAGATGGGTTAAAGTTTAGAGTTACTTTAAAACAATCCAATGGTAAGCCATTTCAATTAGGTCAATTAACTCCTGACATTATAAAGAGTGTAGTAGTTACAGAGCCTACCACAGCTAACAAACAAGGTGAAAAAGCAGTTGTCGATTTTCCAAGCGGTGGTGAGGGAGATTTCTCTGGACCAGACCCAGAAGATGCAGCCTATGGTAAAAAAGAAGAACAAGAAGAAGGGGATGATGAAGGGGATGATGATTTAGGAGAATTCTCAGAGCTTGGTGATATAGAACCTGCCGCAGATGGTGAAGGTGAAGAGAATCCACTTTCGGTTGAACTTAATAAAAACACTATGAATAATAAACCATCAATGAAGAATGGTAATACCGTTCCGGACGAAGATTGTGAAATGATAATTATACGTAACCCTTCACCTGAACATGTTGCTGCTTTAACCCGCGCACAAGTCGATCGTAAATTACGTGAAGATTATCAAAAACGTATGCGTAATTACCATGAAACGGAAAGACGCCATACTTTAGGTTATTGAAAAGCAATTAAACTTTTTATATAACACTAAGATTTTATCTTGTTGCACGTATTCAATAGGGTCGATATAACCAGCATCTAAAAACCCGCGTAGTCTTAAACTACTAGATGGGGTATTAGCATCAGCTAATCCATCAGCTCTATCAGAGTAACAAGTCCATGTATTTGCAAAGTTCACTTTTAATTCAACGCCATCTTTAATAATTTGCATTTTACTTTTGTTTATTAACGGCGCAACTAACTTTATCTTAGTCTTTCTATTAAGACTTAATATATTATTCATCGAATCAAGCCATTCAGGTGATGAATCCCAGTAACCTGCAAGAGAGTCTGCTTCTGCAGAACCGTACCATATTTCATTACACCCTAATGATTCTGCATACGATGCAGCTATAGAAACGAACATATTATTTCTAAACGGTACATACGATATTGGTTGCGCATCACCAGCCATTTCTTTAATATTAGGGTTATCGATATTATTATTAGTTAGTGATGATACAGGAGATATATCCTTTATATATTTCACATCAATAATTTTATTTGTAACCTTCACACCATGTTTTGTAACGACATCGTTAATTTGTAACGATATGCAATTTAACTCTCTTTTATGTCTTTGTCCGTAATCAAAAGAAATAGTATGTATTTCTTTAAATTTTTTAGCTGCCATAAAAAGCAGTACAGAACTATCCATACCACCAGATAATGTAAGTACTACTTTTTCTGACAACATATACTATTATAATTTATTAGCCTTAATTGCGTTAACCATTTTTACAGTAGTTTTACGCCCAATTGCTTCAACATATACTAATGGACCTTTACTACGGCCCATGATTTTACCAACGCCTTTATTTTTTGTTTTATTTTTTTGTAATCTTTTACCCATAAAATATTAATTAAACTTTTACCTCATCAACTTCATCTGGTACATTATCATTGCCAGTATTATTACCATATACCCATTCAGTCTTTATTTTAGCTTCGATGCCTGGTACGATATACTTATCCCATAATTCGGTATTATCTTTCCAACGACCATATTGGCCAATTTTTTCACCGTCTGCTTTAGTATATGTGCTTCCAGATTGAACCAAAACCCCAAACCCTACAGCTAAATCTAAAAGACCATAATATTTGGCTAATCCACTTTCGAAACTCAAATACATTTCGCCTTCTAAGTACTGTTTAACGAATCTATTCTTAGCAGTCAATGCTCGTAAGATAACTCCTGGATAGTTCTTTTGACCAACTGCTAATTTAGAATTAATATGGTCATCTACCTTCATAGGCTTTCTTGCTAATTGAATAGTTACGGATGGTAAAAATACTGCAGCTCTACCACCTGGCATATCCTTTACTAAAGAAGGAAACATCGCGCTAGGATCATCAAATATATGGTTAGTACAAATTATTGTCGTCTTAGTTACTGCACTTAATTGCGTGCAAGTTCTTAATAAAGACTTTACTGCTTTTGCTCTACTACCCATATCTGCGCTTGTGCTACTCTTCTCCATTCTATTAATTTGCAATTCACTTTCCATGTTACCAAGCGAATCGATAGCAATAATAAACTTACCAATTTGACCCTTTTCTTTAGCTTTTGTTAAAAAGCTATATATTGAATTCCTGCACTCTTCAATACTAAAAGTCGGTACATACTTTACTTTACTAGTATCTAAGCCTAGAGCTTCAGCACCGGCCTTATCAATTGCATTTTCGCTATCAAAAATAATAGGAACTAATCCTTCTTTTTGAGCACTTGCTAGAATCTTTTGTACAATATATGACTTACCTGTCATCGATGGGCCTGCTAACATCGTTAACCTATTACGAGGTATACCACCATGTAAAGATCCGCTAACTAACCCGTTTAAAACCATTGAGCCGGTATCAATCCAACCATCTACGGTTGATAACGCATTTGAATCTAAAAAAGACGCATATGGGTTTAACTTATCTATTTCACTTAGTGTATCAAAAATATCTTTATCCATACACTAGTATAGAATATAAAAACTAAAAATCAATTACTAACTTTAATATCCATTAATTTTTTTGTATTGACAAGAGTGTCGGTAATTTTCTTTGAAAGATAATTATTCTTATCCATGTTTTCAATCATGAAATCTCTCCAACTTAAAAGAACACGGCGAATTTTTTCTAATTCTTTATCTGCTACTCTACCTTCACCATGGTCTGTACCATCAATAACTTTGGTAATAACGTATTTTACGCCAGTTACGCCATCTAATTGACCTTTACGGAATTCTGCTGTTGTCATATAATTTATATATCTTACTGTTTTATATAATCAACCAAAAAAAAAGCCCTTTCGGGCTTTTTAAATTATACACTGTTTGCGTAACTTATAACTGCTCTCGTTAAACTTTCATTATTCCATTGAGGGTTGTCGTAGTTAGCATCACTTAAATCATTTAACTTTACTAATCCTATAGAACTGATAAAAACTTCAACTGTCTTATGTTCAGGACTATCGATAATTTTTTCAACTACAAGTTCGTTAAACTCTCTCGTAATTGCTGGTCTAACAACAATATT